GGTAATTCGGACCCCGATGTTTTCCTAGACATAGGGATTTTGATACGGGTTTCACTTCACTAAAATAAACAGCCAATTCTAACGGCTAAATTGAAAATGCTCCACGTGGAACAAATTTCGGTAGAGGATTTGATACCGTTCGCCAAGAACTCGCGGACGCATTCAGATTCTCAGGTCGCCCAGATCGCGGGAAGCATTCGCGAATTTGGGTTTACAAATCCGATCCTAATCGATGAGCAAAACGGCATCATCGCAGGACATGGCAGATTGTTAGCCGCTCGAAAATTGAATCTCGAGGAAGTGCCTTGCATCCGACTTGAAGGACTTTCCGATGCACAGAAACGTGCTTACGTTATCGCAGACAATAAGATTGCGCTTAACGCAGGATGGGACGAAAAACTACTTGCCCTGGAACTAAGGGAACTTGGAGACCTAGGTTTCGATACAGATAAGACTGGGTTCACATCAGAAGAAATTGCCGAACTGTCAGTCGACGATATAGAAGACAGCACAGAAGAGCCTTACACCAGAAAGATTGAAACTCCCAAGTACGAACCGAAAAACGAAAAGCCTGATCTTGTTGATCTTTGTAACAGGGAAAAGACGCAAAAACTGATAGACGATATTAAATCCTCTGGATTAACCGAAGACGAGAAAAACTTCCTGCTTATAGCAGCGGAAAGGCATACCGTTTTTGACTACCGTAAGATCGCTGACTATTACGCGCACGCAAATGCTGAAATGCAAAATCTTATGGAAATGTCTGCTCTAGTTATCATTGACTTTGACAAGGCAATAGAAAATGGTTTTGTTAAGTTATCCGAAGAACTGAACGAAATGTTCGACACGGAATAAGATGAACAACAACTATACGTTTGTTAGGCATGGACAAACGTACTGGAATAAAAATGGAATCATGCACGGACAGTATGATATCCCGCTAAACTTCACAGGCGTGAAGCAAGCAAGGGCGGTATCAGAGCAGTTAAAGAATGAACATTTTGATTTGTGTTTTTGTTCTCCGCTAAGAAGAGCGAAGTCAACTGCTTTCGCGATACTGAAACATCATAAAAATACAGATATCGTTTACGACGATAGGCTAAAGGAACTCAACAAAGGCTTGCTCGAGGGCAAGCACTTGAATAGCGAAAGATTGTTAAAAGATGAAGATCTCAAATTCATCTCAAAATTTAGAATAGAAAGTAAGAAAGAATTTTATTCTAGGGTAAAGAGTTTTGTTGATGACGTTGAACTGAAGTACAAAGGAAAAAACATACTAATAGTTGCTCACAGCGGGACTATTAAGATGTTGTTTTTTTCTTTTAACTTTCCAAAGACTGAACTGCATAAGGCTTATTACAGTTTGCACATAAAAAATTGCAAACCATACAAGATAGATTCAATCAATTTAGAAGATGAAAAAATGAAAATCGGATTTTTCCCGATGGTTGCAGATATCCTGCATTCAGGTCACGTCTTGTCATTAGAAGAGGCAAAAAAGCATTGCGACTTCTTGATTGTTGGGCTTCACTGTAAGCCAGGATATAAAAATCCGCAGCAATCTATCTACGAGCGTTATATGCAACTTCGCGCAGTTAAGTGGGTTGACGAAGTTATCCCATACGAAAATATAGAAAGAGATCGAGATGCTTTCGTCTCGCTAGACTATGACGTATATTTTCTAGGCGAAGACCACAAGGCTGATGACTGGGAACTTAGGGATACGATTGAAGAATTGGGAAAAGAAATTGTTTATTTGAAAAGAAAGCATAATTACAGCAGCAGCAAGATAAAGAACGATTCGAAATAAGATGAATGAAAGTAGGAAATTTGCTGTTTTCATTCTTTCTCATGGGCGACCAGATAACGTCATAACGTATCGAACCTTAAGAAGTCATGGTTACACCGGAAAAATTTACATCATAGTAGATGATGAAGATAAAACCATAGACCGATATAAACAGGAATTCAAAAACGAAGTAATCGTATTCAGCAAAAAAGATTACGAAAACAAGTTTGACATCATGGATAACTTTGATGGAAATAAAGTTATCGTATATGCAAGAAATGCTTGTTACGACATAGCCAGAAATTTAGGGTTAGATTACTTCTTCGAATACGAAGATGATTACACTTGTTTTCAGCACAGATTTATTGAGGGAGACGTCCTAAAAGGCAAAAAGATAGAAATCTTAGACAAGGTGATGAATGCTCTAATCACCTGTCTAGATGAAACCAAAGTCGATACGATAGCATTCGCTCAAGGCGGAGACTTTATCGGAGGCGCTAGTTCCTTTAGCAACAATACGCTAAAGAGAAAGGCGATGAACAGTTTTGTATTTAAGGTTAATAAAAACCCAGATCACGACATCATCTTCGTAGGAAGAATGAACGACGATGTTAATACCTACCTCACGAAAGGAAGGGTTGGAAAGTTATTTTTTCAGATATCTGATATATGTTTAGTGCAACTTGCTACCCAATCAAACTCGGGTGGCAATACAGAGGTTTATAAATCATTCGGCACTTATGTGAAATCTTTTTACAGCGTTATGGCTGCTCCAGATTGTTGCAAAATCGACTTGATGGGCAGGAAACATAAGAGAATTCATCATAAAATAAATTGGAACAATGCAGTTCCACGCATAATTGACGAGAAATACAGGAAAATTAGGGTTCGCTGATGCCAGTTAACATAGGCACCATAGCAAATGCCCTCAACCTAACGACTAGAAGGATTCACCAACTCAAGACTGAAGGTCTGCCAACAGTCGGTCGAGGGCAATATGAACTCGGCCCCTGCATGGCATGGTATATCCGCTATCTGCAAGCGGCACTAGAGAAACGTGGCCCGAATACAAACTCCGACACGCCCGACCTTGTTGCAGAAAAGACGAGACTTGCAAAGGAGCAGGGCGACAAGATCGCATTAGAGAACGCGATAAAGCGAGGTCAACTGATCTACGCTGACGATGCAGCAGAAATTTGGTCAGATCATATCTCGCACGCAAAGTCGAAGATTCTAGTTATCCCGAGCAAACTGGCTCCGCAGTTGGTAAACATAGACAATGCAAACGTCATCGCCGGTAAACTCCGCGACGAACTCGACGCCGCTCTCGCGGAACTTGCCGCCGCTAACGACGAACATTTACGATTCGCTGAAGAAAGCGACGAAGCACTGGAACCCGCCACCGAAACTGACGATCTCGGAATGGGCTGATCGATATCGAAAACTCTCCAGCGAATCCTCGGCAGAGCCTGGATATTGGAGAACCTCTCGCGCAGCGTATCAGCGCGGGATCATGGATGCGATCACCGACGAAACGGTGAAAGAAGTCTGGGTTCAGAAATCCGCACAGGTCGGATGGACAGAGATACTTAACAACGTCATCGGATATCACGTTCACCAAGATCCTGCGCCGATGCTGCTAGTGCAGCCGACGTTGGAAATGGCAGAGTCGTGGAGCAAAGACCGATTTGCTCCGATGGTACGAGATACTACGGTACTCTGTGAACGGATTGCAGACCCAAAATCGAGAGATAGCGGCAACACGCTACTGCATAAAAAGTTTGCCGGTGGGCATCTTACGGTAGCCGGTGCGAATAGTCCGTCTGGACTTGCCTCGCGACCAATTAGGATTGTGTTATTCGACGAAGTGGATCGCTACCCTGCTAGCGCGGGGACGGAGGGCGACCCGATCTCGCTCGGCCGCAAAAGAACGGCAACATTTTGGAGCCGTAAAGTTTTGGCAGGAAGTACGCCGACGATTAAAGGATCGAGCCGCATCGAGGCAGGATTCGAGTCCGGCGATCAGCGGTTTTATCACGTTCCTTGTACGCACTGCGGAGAGTTTCAGAGACTGGTTTGGTCACAGGTTAAGTGGCCCGAAGGACAGCCGGAACTAGCCGAGTATGTTTGCGTCGCCTGTGGAGCAATCCTCACCGAGGCAGATAAGGCAGAAATGCTTCCAGCCGGAGAATGGCGAGGAAGTAAAGACTTTCGAGGAATTGCATCGTTCCATATTTCGGAACTGTATTCGCCATGGACGACATGGGCAGAGATGGCGGTTGCCTTCGTACAGGCTAAAAAGTTTCCAGAGACTTTGCAGACTTGGATCAATACCGCTCTCGGGGAAACCTTCGAGGAACGCGGAGAGCAGGTCGAGGCGGTTGGTCTAGCCGGAAGGCGGGAGCCGTATTCGGCGCAAAGCATCCCGCAGAACGCTCTGATGCTTACGGTTGGAGTTGACGTACAAGATGATCGCCTAGAAGCGACTGTCGTAGCCTACGGGCGTGACGAAGAAATGTGGGTCGTGGAACACGCGGTATTGCGCGGCGATCCGGGCAGCGATTCTCTATGGTCTGACCTCGACGGATTTTTCACTAAACCTAGACAGACCGAGGACGGGCGAAATCTTCTCGTCGAGGCTGCGGCTATCGATAGCGGCGGTCATTTTACGCAGCAGGTTTACGCCTATTGCGCTAAACGAAAGTCTCGACGTATTTGGGCAATTAAAGGTGCCGGTGGATTTGGTAGGCTGATTTGGCCTAAATCTGCCGGACGCGCAGGGAAAACCTCGGCGCAAGTTTTTATAGTCGGTGTAGATACCGCAAAGGATGTTCTATTCGGACGTTTGAAACGGGTACACCAAGCGGGTGCCGGATATATACACTTTCCGGTTTCAG